CACTTAAATAAGGAAAAGTGCTACTCAAACCAGGTTGAATTGGAAGAGTTACAGATGAATAGTTGGTTGATGAGCTAATGTCCATAATGTATTCGCGGTGTCTAAACACCACGGATTCATCAGTAGAATGCATAAATGGCACTTGTGAACCAGTTTGAGAATTATACAAACTGTTACGTGTCATTTTATATGCACCTAGGCCAAATATCTTAGATATACCATTTCCGGCCAACATGCCCAGATTTCCAAGAATTGAATTATTTCCTTGTTCATTCTTGATTCTGGGATTTACTTTGCTCACTGCCAACTGAGCAGCTTGTTGCATCATTTTCGCCATTTCACTCCTAGTTATAGGGGCCTGCTTGGCGTTAGCAGTAACTTTCTTTTTATTTTTGCGGTTTGTCATTGTATTGGATCCCTCATGACGAAAGCGACTGTACATCCATGCTTTCATATTACCTGACCCTCCGTGCAGTCTGTTGGCATTTTGTTTAGCACTAAAATAATAGTTTTGGGGGATTATAAGCATGAACCCAATGGTGGTTTTAAAGCGCCCACCGCGCTATATTAAAGTATAGGTAAAAGGGCGTATTTAACACGATAGTTATTTACGCCATTATCAAGATGTAAGGACCGGTAATAGTCCTCTATACATTCTTGTTCATCTGGTGAAATATTAAATGCCAACCAAAATGAATACCTAGCCTTTGGAGAAACTGGTGAATATTTCCTATCCAACCCCATGGCCTTGTAATAAAACGAGCCACGCATTGTGGGATCCTTCAACGGTTTCCTACCATTACTGCCACGAAGAAAACAATGATAAAAGTCCTGGAGCACTGGGATACCACCGCAAAGTGATATTCCACATTGGCCCACAGATGACATCCACATTTCTGAAATAACTGGATTATCTAAGGGCTTTAATGCTACACAATCTTTTGCAATCGATCTGCGAGGATCTCTCACCATTATGTACTTCTCACCATCGAATATGGGGTTGGATTGACAAAATTGAATATGCTCCAGTTCGAAAACTGGGGGTTCAACTTCCATGGTGAATCCCATTGCTCTAAAGAAGGTAGGAAGAGCATCCTGTACCTGTCTTAAGTGTTGTTTTTCAAAGAA